TATTTATACTAAAACATATACAATGAACGATAATTTTGACTTACGTAAATTTTTGGTGGAAAATAAATCCATCGAAAATATGAACCCTGTTTTCCGCCAATTGAACGAGAACACAGAAAACACAACAACTGAAACTACGGAAACAACTGAAACCCCATCTACAATCACTGAAAATGCATTACGCGCTAAAATTCGTGAAATGGTATTAAACGAATTGGGTGGTGGTGAAAACGAAGAAGAAATGATGGAGAACGAAGACGAGCTATACGAAGCTAAAAAAGACAAAGAAGAAGACATACCTGCAGACGACGCTGAACTAGACCCAGACATGGCTATGGACGCAGAAATGGACGCTCCTGAAGACGAATTAACTGCTGCTGCATCTGGTGCAACTGGTGATGCTAAGGAATTAATTAACAACTTAATGACATCTTTGGATGTAGCTAAAACAATGGGTAACGAAAAATTAACCACACAGATACTAAACACACTTAAATTCGCTATTGACCAATCAATGGCTCAGTAATATATAAAACAAACAAACAAACAATAAAATCTATGAACACAACAGAAATCCTAGACGCAATAAACGCGGCTGTAGAAGTTTTAAACACAGAACACACAAAAACAACAAAAGTATCTCGCAACAGAGCACGTAGCGCAGCAAATGACATCAAAAAATTAGCTGCTGACTTCAAACGTACATCTACTGCAGAAGACAAAGCAAACTAAAATGCCATACAAACGAATCGGAAAAACTGTATACAAAAAGTTACCCAACGGGAAATTAAAATCCGTTGGTGTATCTGATTCTGTGGACTTAGCCAAAGCACATTTACGTGCACTATATGCTGCTGAAACAAACGAATCATTAACCGAAGGCCTATCGCCCGAAGTATCCAAAAAAGCAGTAGCTATATTTAAATCCATGATTGCGGATAAACGCGATTCACTATTTAAACGATATGGTGTTGATGCTGAAAAAGTAGCTTATGGTCACGCCATAGCAAAAGCCAAACAAATTAACGAAAAACAAAACATGCAACAAACAGACAAACTCCGTGAAATGGTGCGAGCAGCATTATCCACACCGATGGACGAAATTAACTCAACCACATATATCAACGAACGTGAATCTGTAATCACAGGCAATACCCAATTTAAACTAGGAGACACAATCCATGTAAATCCTAATTCATACCCATCATTTGAATTCCCTTACGGAACTACCGGTAAAGTAGTAAACATAGACAGAGCTGACTATATGTCAGATGATGTTATATATACCGTTAAAATTAAACATATTGACCAGTTTGGTGATTTATCAAATGAATTACATGTTGAAAAACCAACACAATATATCAACGAACGTGAATCTGTAACCGAAGACGACTGGAAACAACCAGACGACGAAAGCGACATGGCAAAATCACAACTACACAATCTAATCAAAGACGCACAACGTCTTGAATCCATGATTGTAGATGGTGAACAATTAGATGCATGGGTACAAGCCAAACTAACCAAAGCACAAGACTATATTAATTCAGTACACAATTATTTGTGTGGTGAACAATCAACAAAAAAACACGTGGATATTGAATTAACTGAGCGTATATTCAACCGCATTAAAAATCGAATGTAATGACTAAAGATGAACTAAAAGCACGCATTCGCGAATTAGCAAAACAGGTATACAAAGCAAAACAGCAAGATGTACTACCTGATGTTGTCGAATACGATGAATTAACCAAATTCCCTGAACTTAAAGCGGTTTTGGTTGATTTATTGACTAACGAATACGACAATTTCCTGTCATCAATTGACTGGGTTGCCCCACGTCCAACTACATTTCGCATTAATTTAAAGAACAACCAAGAATTTTACCTCATCTACGGCACACGCAGCTGGATAGCACAAATCGAAGGTAAACGCTACTATTTGGCTAACCTACCAGAAGAGGAACGCGCAGCTGAATCCATTGCTCGCATATTAAGATATGGTACTAAAGAGGAAGCAATCGAAAACAACGACGGATTCGACAATTTCCCTGACGAAAAACCATCAAAAGAAGAAACCCCACCAACTGAACCAGAAACACCTGAAGCGTAATGGACGTTATTGAAAAATTTTTACACCGCATATCATATAAATTCCCTAAGGGCTACCCAGACATGAATAGTCCACAGGATGTTACGTTATTAGAAAACGAGTTAAGCAAATTAGGTATTGATTTAGACGAAGTGAAAGGCCCATTTGAAAAGTTATCCCCGTTAGCACAAGAGACAGCATTGACTATATCCCAAAAACTGGACATACCTAAAGACAACATCATGTCTGACAGCTCAAATCGCATAATCATATTAACTAGTGAATCTCGCCCATCAATTACTCGCAAATTGGTAGGTATGGGGTTTGAATTGGATTTAAACATTAAAGGTTCATCCCAAGGTGGTGTTCGCTCACCCGAGGGTGTGGAAGTTATCATTAAACCATTGTCTGGACAAGGTGCACAATCATCAGGTAAAGTAAATGAATCATCATTCAACGATTTAATCAACAATAGTGTATCTGAAAATGGTGGTCCAATAACCGTAATACTTAAAAGCACATCCAAAAATATTAAAATACCAAATGTAACTAAAGCAGAAGATGCATCTGCAGTAGGTGCTACTGAATTTGCTAAAGCAGATACACAATTCATCGACTCATCTGGTAAAGTAGTAGCAAACATATCATTGAAAATGCGCAATGCTGTTCGATGGGAAAGTTCCAAATCAAGACCTGTTGGCGGTATCGACATATTCAAATCATTTATCAGTAAAGTTGGAGTTATTGGCTCGGACGATGAAGTTGGTGAATTTGAAAATGTGGTGCTATATCCATTAGAACGTAAGGGAAAATACAAACTATACAACCCAACAACCAATCAAGTACTATCCAAAGTTGTAATCACAAATACGCCAGAGGACGTATTGGGTCAAGTAATATTTGGTAAAGATGAACCAAAAACCATTGTAGTTAAAGAAACATTTGAAAACGGATATAGCGACTACACATTTGAAAACGGTGTATTAACTTTAAATTGCTATTTAATTTATACAGATGTTGATGATGTTAAAGATACACCTGATGAACCTGTATTTGCATTTTCAAACCATATAGGACAAGCATATGGTATTGAATTCAGATCATTTAGTAAAGGTTTATTGTACAACGGAGATTCACTTAAAGGTTCTAGCACTGAAATTAACTTCAACGAATTAAAATAATGAACAGACTAGAAAAACTCATTCGCGAAGCACTATCCACCCCACCATCCAAAGACAAATGTAATTGTGGATGCCACGACTGTGACAATGTTGGAAATCCAGGCGTAGTAATAAATGAGTCACTTAGCACACCAATAGTAATGACGGAAAATCTGCGATATCACGTGGAAAATAAATTACCACTCACAGAGAATACATTCCGTTATGGTTCAAAATCTTTCCTCGATTTATGGGCAGAAGCTCGCTACCTATACCTACGCGAAGCAATTCACGTTAACGATTTAGACAAAGAGATACTCGCTGAAACCAATTTAGGTGAATATGGTATGTTTGAAGGTAACCGTGTACCACTGGATATGCCTATGGTTGATGAAGATATTAACGAGGCAGACAAAAAAGACCCACCAATTGGTAAACCAAAACGTGGTGGTTCAGGCGGTAAAAAATACTACGTGTATGTCCGCAACCCAAAAACTAAACGCGTTAAAAAGGTGTCATTTGGTGATGCTGGTGGACTTAAAGCCAAAATTAACAACCCAGAGGCACGTCGAGCATTCGCCAAACGACATGATTGTGCCAATAAAAAAGACCGTACTAAAGCGTCATATTGGAGTTGTAACCTCCCCCGTTACGCCAAAGCACTTGGTATCAACACAACATTTACAGGATTTTGGTGATGGATAGACTACAACAACTCATACAAGAAGCACTCAAAAACCATCCCGGTTTATGGGCAAACATTCACGCTAAACGTGAACGTGGAGAAAAACCTGCACGTAAAGGCAGTAAATCATACAAATCAGCCGTAGCCGCTGGTAAGAAAATAAACAAACTAAGCGAAATAGTAACCGCTACACAAGTAATATGCGACAATTGTGGGTGGAAATGGGATATTGAGGATGGTGGAGACGATTTATACATTTGCCATAAATGCAACCACGACAACACACCCAAACCACATTAAAAATGACCCCATACACCGACATAGAGACAACCGATACCTATATCATTCGTGAATTCAACGAACATATAGACCCGATTGAGATGCTATGGCATATGGATGCTGAAGACCGCACCATCGAAATACTAGAGGACACAAATTGGCAAATCCAGCTAGACAATAACTTGCCTACCTCACTAAAAGAACATATATTTATACCTAAACATCACTATCACCGTTTAATTAAAGGTGATGGTACGTTACTACTAAAAATACATAAACATGAAAAAATCTGATTTACGCAACATTATCAAGGAAGAAATTCAAAAAGTACTAAACGAAGAATCGTATGACACGTTGAGAGACTTAAAAGCAGCGGGTGTTAATCCATACAATAAAGGCGAAGTTGAAAAATATTTAGGTCGTGAGTTAGATGACAATGAATATAATGAAATGTTAGGTAGAAGAACAGGTAAACAAAAAACCATAGTTGGAAGAAGAAATGGCCGCCCATTATATTCTGACGGTAGTGTAGGATAATAAAATATACAAACATGAATAAAACAGACATCCGTCGCATCATTAAGGAAGAAATATCCCGCGCCATAACTGAAAACAAACCTAAATTCAAACAAGGTGAGCATTTCAAATACATGGGTACTGACCACGAAGTAATCGACGACAATGGCTTCATAGTTACTGCAATCACTAAAAATGGCAACCGAGTTAAGTTAAACCACAACCAACTTAAAGCCATCAACGAATCTGATTTCACCACTGAACTACCAACACCTGGAACATATAACGTTACATTCACAACAGAACGTAGGTCATCATTTGACGAAGTAGAACTTGACGTTACTGAAAGCGACATTGAGGATGCTCGCCGTAAAGGCAGTAACGGATATAACTTTTGGAGGGACATAATTGAACCATATGCACCATTCTTCACTAGTCAAGACCGCATTAGTACAGTTGAAAAAGTAGACGAGTCACTAAACGAATACGGTGTTGAAACTAAACAAGGTGTATACACAACATCCAAAGGAAAAACATACCCAAAATACCGTGACGGTGAACGTTTATGTATTAAAGTACGTGGTAAGAAAATCGAAATCGAAAACGCAAAAGGAAAAAAACGCGACACACAAGACATCGAACGCGATATCAAATTAGCAGATATCCACTAACATCCAGACCGATTCATAGCTGATACTATATTCTCATATTTATGATAAAAACACTCACAATATGGTAGGAATATATAAAATAACCAACCCCAAAGGTAAATCATATATTGGTTTATCTAAAGACATTGAAAAACGTTTTAAAACTCATAAAGGATTAAAATTTAAAGGTAATAATAAATTAAGAGAATCCCTTACTAATTATGGTGTGGATTCCCATTCATTTGAAATATTAGAAGAAATAGATGTTTCATCTATAACCAACCCCCAATTAGATAGTTTGCTTCGTAAGTGTGAACGTTATTGGATTAGTTTTTATAAAACATTTGAAG